GCACATCACACATCGGGAAGAATGGAAACCAACTTTATTTGTTCCATCTAAGAGAAAAACAAAATACAAAACTTTAGAAGGTGACTCTGTTGAACCAATTCAACCTGGCTTCGTAAGAGATTGTCGTGAGTTTTACAAGAAGTATGATGAGGTTGAAAACTTTAAAATATATGGCAATGACAGATACGTTTATCAATATATCTCAGAAAAATATCCAGAAGAACATATACAGTTTGATATCAAAAAGATTCGTCTTGTAACGATTGATATCGAGGTTGCTGCAGAGAGTGGTTTCCCTGATGTTGAAAATGTTGCAGAAGAAATGTTATTAATTAGTTTACAAGACTATGCAACTAAAAAGATTACAACCTTCGGTTCAAGACCATTTGTAAACAAAGACCCAAATGTAACTTATATTTTATGTGATGATGAGGTTCATCTTCTTAGGTCATTTCTAGCATACTGGAGAAAAAATCTACCAGAAGTAATTACTGGTTGGAACTCTCAGATGTATGACATACCATATCTTGCTGGTCGTATCAATCGCATTCTCGGTGAGAAGTCCATGAAAGATTTATCACCTTGGGGTCTTGTATCTCAAGACGAAGTTTATATTAGTGGTCGTAAAAATATCACATATGATATTGGTGGTGTTACTCAACTTGATTATCTTGATTTGTATAAGAGATTCACATATACAAACCAAGAGTCATATCGATTAGACTACATTGCTAATTATGAGTTAGGTGAGAAGAAACTTGGACATGATGAATACGATACTTTCCGTGAGTTCTATACAAAAGACTGGGATAAGTTTGTTCGATATAATATTCGTGACGTTCAATTGGTTGATAAACTTGAAGACAAGTTGAAATTGATTGAACTTGCGATTACAATGGCGTTTGATGCCAAAGTAAACTTCATTGACATTCACTATCAAGTGAGAATGTGGGATACTATTATTTACAATTATCTTAAAAAACAGAACATTGTCATACCACCAAAGAAACGAACATCAAAATCACAAAAGTACGCAGGGGCGTATGTCAAGGAACCGAAGCCAGGAAAGTATGATTGGGTGGTTTCGTTTGACCTTAATAGTCTGTATCCTCATCTCATTATGCAATATAATATTTCCCCTGAGACGCTCAAGGATGACAAACACCCAACAGCTACAGTTGATAGAATACTTAAAGAAGAAATAGACTTTCAACTTCACAAAGATAGTGCTGTGTGTGCCAATGGTGCAATGTATCGCACTGATATCCGTGGTTTCTTACCAGAGATTATGGAGAAGATATACACAGAAAGAACTGTGTACAAGAAGAAAATGCTTGCTGCAAAACAAAAGTATGAGGATACCAAAAATCCTAAACTTGTAAAAGATATCGCAACATTCAACAACATTCAGATGGCTCGTAAGATTCAACTGAACTCTGCTTATGGTGCGATTGGTAACGAATACTTTCGTTATTACAAACTTGAAAATGCAGAAGCAATTACTTTGTCTGGTCAAGTTTCAATCCGTTGGATTGAAGATCGGATGAATAATTATCTAAACAAAATACTCAAAACAAAGGATGAAGATTATGTTATTGCTGTCGATACTGATTCTATCTATTTGCATCTGGGCCCTCTGGTCGAGGTTATATACAAAGAACGAGAGAAGACTACTGAGGGTGTTGTTGGTTTCCTTAACAAGATCTGTGAGATGGAATTTGAAAAGTATATTTCTAGTTCTTACGAAGCGTTGGCCAATTACGTCAACGCTTACGAGCAGAAGATGTTTATGAAACGTGAGAACATTGCTGACCGTGGTATCTGGACTGCAAAGAAAAGATACATCTTGAATGTCTGGGATAGTGAGGGTGTCCGTTATGCGGAACCTAAACTCAAGATGATGGGTATTGAGGCAGTTAAGTCGTCAACGCCCGCACCTTGTCGCACCATGATTAAAGATGTTCTTAAACTTATCATGACAAAGACAGAGGATGATGTAATCGACTTCATCGAAAACTGTCGAACAAAGTTTAGGTCATTACCGCCAGAGGAGATATCATTTCCAAGAACTGTGAGTAATGTCAAGAAGTATAAAAGTGTCAATGCAATCTATGAAAAGGGAACACCGATTCATGCTCGTGGCGCCCTTCTCTTCAATCATTATGTTAAGAAGAATAAACTCACACAAAAATATTCTTTGATTAATAATGGTGAGAAGATAAAATTTTGTTATCTTAAAAGACCGAACCCAATCCAAGAGAATGTAATATCATTCATTCAACAATTTCCAGAGGAACTTAACCTTGACAAATACATAGATTATGATCTACAATTTGAGAAGTCGTTCCTTGAACCTCTCAAGATTATTCTTGACTCGATTGGATGGCAGGCTGAGAGAACTGTAAACCTTGAATCATTTTTCGTATAATGGATTTTTTAAAAGAAATAGTAAAAGAGATAGGAGATGAATATACGCAGATTGCGTCAGATATTGATGAGACTGAAAGATTCATTGATACAGGATCCTACATTTTTAATGGACTCATTAGTGGGTCTATTTTTGGCGGGGTTAGCAGCAATCGTATTACTGCCATTGCTGGTGAGTCGTCTACTGGTAAAACTTATTTTTCGCTTGCTGTTGTCAAGAACTTTCTGGACACTAACCCTGATGGGTATTGTCTCTATTTTGACACTGAAGCAGCCGTCAATAAAGGATTACTGGAGTCTCGTGGAATTGATACGACACGGTTGGTTGTTGTAAACGTTGTAACCATAGAAGAGTTTCGTAGTAAAGCATTAAAGGCAGTTGATATATACTTAAAAAAAGATGAAGAAGAGCGTAAACCTTGTATGTTTGTGCTAGACTCTCTAGGTATGCTTTCTACAGAGAAAGAAATCACAGATGCATTGAATGATAAACAGGTTAGAGATATGACTAAATCTCAACTTGTAAAAGGTGCGTTTAGAATGTTAACACTTAAATTAGGTCAAGCAAATGTCCCACTTATTGTCACAAATCACACGTACGATGTCATCGGAGCTTATGTTCCAACTAAAGAAATGGGAGGAGGTAGCGGACTCAAGTACGCAGCAAGTACAATCGTTTATCTCAGCAAAAAGAAAGAGAAAGATGGTAAAGAAGTCATCGGAAATATTATCAAAGCAAAGACTCATAAATCACGTTTAACAAAAGAAAATCGTCAAGTTGAAGTTCGTCTATACTATGATGAACGTGGACTTGATAAGTATTATGGATTACTTGAGTTAGGTGAGATAGGTGGTATGTGGAAGAATGTCGCAGGACGTTATGAAATAAATGGTAAGAAACTTTATGCTAAACAGATTCTTGCTAATACCGAAGAATATTTTACAGAAGAAGTAATGCAAAAACTTGATACTATCGCAAAAGAATACTTCTCATATGGAACGAATTGAAACAACGGTTCTTCGGAATCTAATTTATAATGAAGAGTTCTCTAGAAAGGTTATACCTTTTATTCAACCTGATTACTTTGAACAGAGATCTGAGAAGATTATCTTTGAAGAGATAACTAAATTTATTGTGAAGTATGGTTCAGCGATAACCATAGAAGCATTGAATATAGAAACTGATAATCGAACAGATCTTACAGAAGCAGAAGTAAAAGAAGTTAGAGATATTAATAATTCATTAGAAGATAAACCTGCAGACTATCAATGGTTGATGGATACTACTGAGAAGTGGTGTCGTGATCGTGCTATATACTTAGCATTAATGGAATCTATTTCGTTAGCAGATGGACAAGATGACGCTAAAGGAAGGGATGCTATTCCTACTATTCTCTCTGATGCTCTGGCTGTTTCTTTCGATAATCATATAGGTCATGATTACTTAGAAGACTATGAAGAAAGATATGAATCATATCACAGAAAAGAAAGTAGAATTCAATTCGACCTTGAACTCTTTAATAAAATTACAAAGGGAGGTCTCCCAAACAAAACGCTTAATATTGCACTTGCGGGTACTGGTGTGGGTAAGTCTCTCTTTATGTGCCATCACGCTAGTTCTGTCCTTTTAGATGGTAAGAATGTTTTATACATCACTCTTGAAATGGCAGAAGAAAAGATTGCAGAAAGAATTGATGCAAACTTATTGAATGTAAATATACAAAATATAACCGAACTTCCCAAACCTATGTTTGAAAGTAAGGTAAATAATCTTACAAAGAAAACGCAAGGAACTCTTATAATTAAAGAGTATCCCACTGCGTCTGCACATTCAGGTCATTTTAAATCATTACTTAATGAACTTGCATTGAAAAAATCATTTGTACCTGATATAATATTCATAGATTACTTAAATATATGTGCATCGTCACGTTATCGCACAAACAACAATGTCAACTCGTATTCCTATATTAAAGCGATTGCTGAAGAACTCCGTGGTCTTGCAGTTGAGGCTAATGTACCTATCGTCTCCGCTACTCAGACGACTCGTTCTGGCTATGGTAGTAGTGATGTCGATCTTACTGACACAAGCGAGTCCTTCGGTTTACCTGCCACTGCTGATCTTATGTTTGCTCTTATTAGTACGGAGGAACTGGAAGCGTTAAATCAAATAATGGTCAAACAACTTAAGAATCGTTACAACGATCCTACAATATTCAAAAGGTTTGTTGTTGGAGTTGACCGTGCAAAGATGAGATTATATGATTGCGAACAAAAAGCACAGGATGATATTCTTGACAATAGTACAGAGGAAGAATCTAATAATGAAGTTAAGAAATCACCTAAAAAATCATTTGCTGAATTTAAATTTTAATGAGTAAAGTCTTTGAGGTAGATAATTTTTTAACACAAGATGAATGTGATAGTTTGATTAACTATCAAAAGAAACACTCTGTAAATAATATTGAGGATTGGAGTTTAAAGGATC